CAGGCATCATAGCCATGCGTGTCCGGGTCGCGTGGAGTGCATTTAGCACATCGACGCGGGTCTGGAACACGTACTCGACAAGTCGAGTAGAGAGACGATCCGAGGCAGAGGACAAATCCACTGTAGCGGAATCTCCATGGATAGATGCTTCCAACGCCATGCATTGGGAGAGATCCTGTCGACGGAAGTCGATGGATCTCCTGACTACGGACCGAGCAGTGGCATCCTGGAGCCATCTTTGGATGGCTCCCTGACACCACTGGTGCGCAGTAGGTTCCGCCGCAATAATGCGAGGGCCCTTCTGCGTTTTTGGTACGCAGAGTACACGGCTTGGGAACTCTCTCTTACTGATTGTACGATCCACGAAGTCGTGGCTTGCAAACCAGTCTGGAGGGAATACCTGAGCCAGCTTGTCAGGCCAGTGCGGCAAGACGTACTTGATTGGCACGTCATCAGCAACCGCACCTGGGCCGTGCTTCGGCCGCAAGCTGAATGGTTCCATTTCCGGACCAAAAGTCTGGAGAATGGATCCACTGACCAGCTCGAGCATCCGCCATTCACTAGCGGATACTCGAGATTCGTCCTGGATGATTCCAGGGAGAAGCTGGTCTCCTGACCGTGGGACACCCCATAGGGGATGACCAGTGCGGCGAACCCAACGAGGGTTATCCGCATCCCACGTATCCGGATGGCTTGGAGGAAGACTTGCGTCGACCTCAAGAAACTCATTGAGAGTTTCATTCGTTCTCTCCTCACTGCATTCCAATCGTAGCTTTTTAGCTACGAGGAGTAGCTGTCGCAATCCAGCGATAGCATCAGTACAGGGAGAGGCACGAAGCGATCCATCCGCTTCAAATATACGTTCCCAGAACCTGTAGAGGAACTGGGGGCGTGCATCTGAGGCTGACACCCGTCCCGCACATGGCGGTGGAGTGTCAGAAAGTCGTCCATCTCGGAGTCCCCTTTCCAGGAACTTCGAGATGTCGGGGAAAGCAATCGTAAAGACTGCCAGTCCACGAGACTTCAGGAGGCGACGAACGTGACTAACGCTCGCCATCTCCTCACGGATGAGCGGGTCAATGTACTG